ATAAGACTTTGGTTCGACAAAAACTCACAACAATTCACTGAGCAAGCCTATGGAACACCCATTAGTTTTTGAGGCCACATTGCCATGGCCACCAACCGTAAACACTTACTGGCGGCACAGAGTTATTGGCAAGCTCGCCACCGTATACGTTTCGCAGGAGGGCCAGGCCTACCGCAAGGCAGTGAACTTATGTCTTATGGAACATGGGGTGAAGACTTACGAACTGGAGGGCGACCTGCGGGTCGAGATCGAAGTGTTCCCGCCGGACAAGCGCAAGCGGGACATCGACAACCTGCTCAAGTCTCTGCTGGACAGTCTGACCCATGCTCAGGTGTGGAAGGACGACAACCAGATCTCAGATCTGAGGATCTTCAGAAACAAACAAATCGCCGGCCTGGTGAAAGTGAGGGTGTATGAAATTAACGGGTGATCGAAACCAGTGCCAGGCCTGCAAAAACTACTTCAACTCAACCTACGCCTTTGATAAGCACCGCACAGGCGATTTTGGGGTGAGCCGCAGATGCAAAACACGCGATGAAATGAAGAGTATGGGGATGAGTATCAACCAATTAGGATTTTGGATTTCTAGCGCCTATGGCGGACCTTGGAGGGGCAGTCATGAATGACAATGTCAATCACCCAAAGCATTACAACTCACATCCATCAGGTGTGGAGTGCATTGAGATCACTGAGCACATGAACTTTTGCTTGGGCAATGCCGTGAAGTATTGCTTTAGGGGCGGGAATAAAGTATCGTCTGAAGAGATTCAAGATCTTCAGAAAGGGGTTTGGTATGCAAAAAGAGAAATGGAAAGTTTTCCCGAGCGATATTCGGTACGAAATGAGCACTTTGGGTCGTTGTCGAATGGTAGGAAAAGAGAGGATCAGGAAGCCTGTTCGGATCAAGAATGGGTATATGACTTATATGTTTTCTTCACCGAGAAAACTTCGTTATGTCCATGTGATGGTATTGGAAACTTTTGTTGGTCCGCGCCCACCGAATTTGGACGCGTCACATTTAGACGGAAACAGACAAAACAACAATCTGTCCAATTTAATTTGGGAGAGCACGTCGAACAATATAAAAAGAAAGAAAGCGCACAACACGGAACCGTTGGGTCAGGAGAGATGGTCAGCAAAGCTGACGACGGAACAAGCGATAGAGATCAAACTGAGCAAAGAATCTCAAGAAGTTGTGGCGAAAAAATACAACATATCAAGAGCGCAGGTGTGGAGGATACGCTCTGGAAAAAATTGGCCGCATTTATCAACCATGAAACCAACATAAACCGAGCCGCTGCCATTTTTTATTTGGCCGCACACAACAACGAAATTTACCGATTACGCAAGGCCCGGTGGTACATCGACCGGGAAATTTCACGCATCTTGAATGAGAAAAGCCATGAAGCATGATCCGCATGACGCAGTCGATTACATCATCAAGCACGCAAAACAATTTGCCGATGCCAAAGCACAGCGCGTCTACCTTGAGGAGTTTAGGAAGAGCAAGAAGGCGTTGCTGATGAAGCAATCCATTGAAGGCGCCCTTGGCGCACAGGAGCGTGACGCCTATGCTCACGCTGAGTACGTTGAACTGCTCAAAGGCCTCAAGGAGGCTGTCGCAATCGAGGAGAAATTGAGATGGGATCTGATCGCAGCACAAGCCAGAGTGGACATCTGGAGAACGGAACAAGCCAACCTCAGACTGGAAGGCAAGGCAACGATCTGATGAGCAACGATGGCCGCCATAAGCAAATGCTTGCAGACCTGGCTGACTTTCTCGGCGCAGTGGCCTTTGAAGATGATAAGGGTTGGACTGAAGAGGTGTACGCCGAGGGCTGGAGCGCTGGCTTCAGATCAGGTCTGGCTTACGCCGCAAAGATTGCGCAATCACAAGGCAGGGGTTGGGGGATAGAACATGCCGAGCAAATACGAAAAGCTTTGTAATCTCAAGCAGGGTACTTGGTTCATCTTGATCCGATCGGGCGAGGTGCTGCAAAAGCTTGGCCCCATGAAGGATGACTACCGCTTCATCAGTTGCCGGGCTGTCACGGGTGATACCAGGGTGCTCAATTGTTTAGTTGGCGTGGAGACGGTCGATGAACCAGGAAGAGAAAAAGCACCTGAGTAAGGTGGCTGCCATTGGCTGCGTGCTGTGTTACTTGAAGGGAACCCCAGGAACGCCAGCAGAGATCCATCACCCTAGAAAGGGTACCGGCATGGGCCAACGCGCATCTCACTATGACGCGATCCCGCTATGCCCTGAGCACCACAGAGGAAAGACAGGCATTCACGGCATGGGCATCAAAGGGTTTACGAAGCACTATGGCGTCGATGAAGCTGAATTACTGCACATTACCCGCCGTTTAGTTGCACATCACGACCACTTGTCGGACGGATGGCGTGTGTCTACACAAGTGGATTAAACAAGAGTACGATGGAATCTTAGTAGCAAACAACGCAAACACCAGGAGCAAAACATGATCGACTTGAAAGATGACCTTGAAGCAATCTTTGATGCAAAGCCTATCGTTGCAAACACCGAGATCCGCGAGTTCTGCGGCAAGTGTGGGGGCACTGGCATATGGACGGGCTATGGCGACTGGACGGGCGATCGTCGTTGCACCCTTTGCAAAGGCGTCGGTTATCGCGTATTTAAGTTCACAAAGTCGGAGCGCGACGCCCGTCGTCAGAAGGCCGCGGCCCGTGCCGAGCGCAAGCAGCAGCAAACCCTTGAGGCCTTTGCCCAGGAGAACCCGCTTGTATGGCAGTGGATGAACGAGCAGGCCAATCGCTTCGAGTTTGCCAAGTCTATGCTCGAGGCCGTTAAGAAGTGGGGCAAGCTGACCGATAAGCAGTTGGCCGCCGCTACCAAGTGTGCCGTCGGTTCGGCTGAGCGTAAGGCAAAATGGGAGGCCGATCGCGTTGTAGCTAAGGCACAAGCTAAAGAGGTTACTGTTGAAGCCATTGAAGTGGCATTCGGTAACGCCAAAAGCACTGGCATCAAGTGGCCCAAGCTTCGCCTTGATAGCTTTGTGTTTAGCCCTGCTGGCGAGAGTAGCAAAAACGCTGGCGCTGTGTACATCAAGGAGGGCGATACCTACCTTGGCAAAGTACTCAACGGTAAGCTTTTCAAGTCGCGTGATTGCAGCGCTGAGCAAGAGCAGCGCATCATCAACGCCGCTCATGATCCCAAGTCTGCAGCCATCGCTTATGGCAAGCGCTTTGGATCTTGCAGCGCCTGTGGCCGCGAGCTTAGCAATCGAGAATCCATCGACCTCGGTATTGGCCCTGTATGCGCTGAGCGCTTTGGTTGGTAACCATGGGGCGAAAGCCCCTTAAAAAATGTTATTGACAACTGGATTAAATACACAGATAATTAAATCTCACTAAGCAAACACCAGGAGCAAACATCATGAACGCAAACCTCAAAGCTGAATTGGTCAAAGAGTTCACCGCACAAATCACCCGTAGCGTGACCAGCACCTTTAATTACCTCGTTGAGCAGTTTGGACCCACAGTCAGCGGCGTGTACAACTCTCGCAGCGCTAGCGTGTGGCGCAACACTGTGCAATTTTGCGTTGTAAGAACAGGGACAGGCACTCGTAGGGACGAGCCTTTCATTCTTTGCGAGCAGCGTCTTGCAAAGTTTGCAGCAGTGCTGGCTGATCAGTGGGCCACTGAGGTCCTTAACAAAGTTGATGCAAAGGTTGGTGAGTTGGCCGATGCAAATGTGTTGTACGCAGGTTCAGCCAATTTTGTGATTACCGGCACTAAGAATGGCCGCGGTGTCCGTATCGACCAACAGCAAATCATCAACTGCTCATCGAAGGGTACGCTGTTCAACCAGTACCCAAGCCGCATTTATGTCGATGGCAAATTCACCCCCGCATCAAAGTTCGCAGCAATCTAATCAAACCCCGGGGCTTCGGCCCCACCACCTGGAGCAAACACCATGAGCAAATTTGACGTAACCATAAAAACTGAAGACTACGAGAGCATCAAGCTCAGTGACTACGATGACAACCTTTGGCTGTCAGTGTGGAAGATTGGCAGCCACTGCTCAGCGAACCTAACCCGTGAGCAAGTCGTTGAACTTCGCAACGCCCTTAACCAATTCCTCGTGGAGTAAACAAATGGATTACGACTCATGGCTTGATCGGCAGCTTTACGAATACGACAAAGAGCGCGAGCGTGAAGAGGATTGCCAAGACGAGCAGGAGGACTTAGACTGAAAGCTGTTTCCATGCTGTACTCCTCAAGTCCTCTGCTTCCCAACAGAGTTAACCCCCGCCCTGGGGGTTCTTTTTTTAGTAAACCTGTAGTAAAATCAAGCAGTTAGACATTGCTTTGCGCAATCAATTGCCACCAGCCCACCAAAACCCTATCATCAGCGGATCTTATGTCACTGGAAGATGTGATGCCTAAACCCGCCAAACCCAAAGCCCAGGCCGCGCCCAAGAAAACAGGCCGCCCCAGCAAATACACCCCTGAGATCGCACAAGAGATTGTGGAGCGCTTAAGTAACGCTGAGCCATTAAGGCAAATATGCAGAGATGGGCATATGCCAGCATGGCAAACAATCTACGATTGGATGTATCGAGATGATGCTTTGGGTGCGAAAGGCGTCGGTCTTTCCAAAGCCATCGCACGCGCACGCGAGATTGGCTACGACAAGATGGCCGAGGAGTGCCTTGAGCTAGCCGACACGCCACATTTTGGGATCAAACAGATTGAATCTGAAGATGGCATCACGGTTACCAGGGAGGACCAGCTTGGCCACCGCAAGCTGCAGATCGAGACGCGGCTCAAGCTTTTGGCCAAGTGGAACCCCAAGAAGTACGGTGAGCGCTTGACTCACGCTGGTGACGCTGACAACCCCGTAGCCGTGCAGGCTGACGTCAGCATCTTCGATGCCATGCTTAAGAACCTCGAGGCTAAGAGACAGCTTGGGGACAAGTGACCTAGAGGTTCTGCTCAAAGATCCAGCGATCCGCGAGCAGTACACCAGGCTAGAGCCACAGGCGGCTGCTGCTTGGGCCTGGCGCATGATGTGGCTCACTCGAGCACTCAAGCACCAGATCCTTCCTCATGGGGATTGGTGGTCCATATGGTTGCTGTTAGCAGGCCGCGGTGCCGGCAAGACTCGAACTGCAGCCGAGCAGATTGGCTGGTGGGCACAGTCTTACAAAGCCACCAGATGGCTCGTAGCGGCGCCAACGTCTTCTGACGTAAGGGGTACATGCTTCGAGGGTGATTCAGGCCTCCTGAGCGTGATTCCTGCGGTCCTAATCGCTGATTACAACAAGGCCTTGCATGAGATCAAGCTTACCAACGGAAGTCTGATCAAAGGCATCCCCGCCAGTGAACCTGAGCGCTTCCGCGGTCCACAATTCCACGGGGGTTGGCTCGATGAGTTAGCAGCTTGGGAGTACATCCAGGAAGCCTGGGACCAGATCCAGTTTGGTATGCGCTTAAAGCTGCCTGACATGAAGACCAGGCTGATCTGCACGACAACACCCAAGCCTAAGGACCTGATCATCGACCTGATCAGCCGCGAGGGTGATGATGTGGTGCTCACCACTGCAAGCACTTACTCGAACCTGGATAACCTGTCTGAGAACTTCAAGCGCCAGATCCTGCAGTACGAGGGCACCAAGCTTGGCCGCCAGGAGATCTACGCCGAGATCATCGACCCCGAGGAAGGGGGTATCGTCCAACGGGATTGGTTTAAGCTTTGGCCTGCAGGCAAAGAACTGCCCAAGCTCGAGTATGTGGTCCAGTCCTATGACTGCGCCTTCACTGAGAAGACGGTCAACGATCCCACTGCAAGCATCACTTTCGGCGTCTTCAAGCCCCAGGACGGTGGCATGTGCGTATTGATCATCGACGCCTGGCAAGACCGGCTGCAGTACCCTGACCTCAAGCCCAAGGTCATTGACGAGTTCGAGATCATCTTCGGTGAGGGCAAGACCGCCAAGAAGGTTGACCTGGTACTCGTTGAGGACAAAGCCGCCGGCATTGTGCTGATCCAAGACTTACAGCGTGCTCACATCCCGGTGAGAGCCTACAACCCCGGCAGGGCTGACAAAATCCAGCGCTTATCGATTGTGGCCAACATCGTGAAAGCGGGAAGGGTGTATGTGCCCGAGTCCAGCAATCGATCAGGTTACGTAAGAGACTGGGCTGAGGCTATGGTCACGCAGATCTGCAGCTTCCCGAATACCGACCACGATGACTTCTGCGACGCGTTCTCGCAAGCACTCAGATACCTCAGGGATGCAAGCTGGCTCAACATCGATCCGCTACCGCCTGATGATTACGACCCTGAAGACCTGATTGATGCTGGTGTCGTCAAAGAGAATCCGTATGCCAGTTGACAGCATGGACGGCTTTGGACACAATCTCAATGTCTGTGTGGAAGCAGATAGAGTCGTTTGGTATGCGTCCTGCCCTTGTGACACCACAACAAGGGACTTCCACCAGGATGCAGACCAAACGGCTTTTTTTGTTTATGCACGGGCCGTACTCCGCACGATAGCAGTGAGCCTGCATGGGCTGCTCGGAGTTAAACACCGGCTAGCAATCACCCCTGCTGCACGCCGTCCGAACTCTCAGCGAGGTATCGGGCAACACGCTCTTGATCAGGGTGGTAGACAGCAAGAGCATGGAAGGAATCGCTGGCTCATGGCTACGCTGGCAGGCACATCAAATGCGCCTTGTGGGCGAGGGTGGTTGGCTTCCACCCCTGGGGAGGCTATGCCTAAAGCCTCCGGCAAGTTATCATCCCGCGCAAACGGAGGCCGATGATGCCCAATCCCAAGAAGCTGCTTGAAACCTTGTACGGCGTTCCCATGCAAGACGGTGGAAGCCCCCTCGACCAGTTTTATCAGCCTGCTAACCCGATGGCACGCAGAGCAGCCCAGCAAGAGCTTATGCGGCAAGAGATTGCACGCCGTCGCGCTGAAGAGCTAGCAAGGCAGCAAACGTCACTTGACACGAGCCTGCCAGGACCGCCTCCCACCAGGCCAGGCTTGCCTAGCATGGCTGACTTAAAGGGTGCGTTTGAGCGCCGTGTCATGCCCGTCATATCAGAAGCCAAGCAAACGGCAATGACGGGTGGCATCTTAGGCGATTTAGCTCGCGCTTACGGCGAAGCCTCAGTGCCCGTCAACCAAGCCATGGTTACCGCACTTGGAAGGCCATTCGAGCAAGAGCGCCCACCAGCGGCCCCACCTGAGATGACAGTGCCGACCGCGTTTGAGCGCCGCGGCGATATATTCCAACAGCTTGCTGGCCAAGCAATCGGCGATCCTGCCAACTTGCTCGACCCAGGCATTTTGCGTGGCCTCGAGGCTGGCGCTCGAGCAGTCAAGCCAAGCGTCATGCGAGGGCTTGAGGCTGGCACACAGGCTGTCAAGCCATTTGCCAAGACTGCAGCCGAGATGGTCGAAGAGATGGCCATGAAGGGCGTACCAGGCACCGACGCCATGCAACTGCGCATGGGCATCCTGCCAGAGACGCCTAAGCTGCCAGAGGCGCCTGCTAGCACTGCTGAGGCGCAGCCCTTCACAGGCCGCATCAAGGATGATGCGCAACTAATAGCAGTGCGTGGCCAAGCGCCTGCCAGCGTCGAGCGCGCTGAGACTGCGCTTAACTCAGGCCAGCGCGTCTTTAAGCTTGATGAGAATGGCAATCAGGTTCAGGTAATGGACCCTGCAGAACTTGTTGATGTCCAGCCTGAAAGCTTGCGCATCGTGAACATTTCGCCTCAGGAGCTAGAGGCCGTTAACCTAGCCGCTAAGCGTAACCCTGAAGCGCAGCGATCAATGCTTGATCAAATTGAAAGTCTGCATCGAGACTTCGCGCCTGAAGAAGGTTGGGCACCACTGAACATTATTAAGGGCGAAGTCAAAGTAGATAAGCGTGGCAAGCCCATCATCAACCGTCAGACAGGCCTGCCGATGACCGAGGTTGAGGCTGCCAAGACACCTTACGCATTTCACATCCCTCCTGAGGGTATGCCCAAAGAAGCTTGGGAGGAAATGCTTGCAGCCAGGATTACTGACGAGGTTGAGCAAGTCTTAGAGCGAGCCAAGGCTGGCGATCAAGACGCCATCAATATCCTGCAAGAGGCCTCTTGGTATCGATCTATGCGCGATCGCCTGCGCGGCGAGTTTGGTGGCATTGGCGATGTCTTTGCTGATGTATTGGGCACAACTTCAGCGCAAACGGGCGTAGAACAAAACTTTGACAACGCGATTGAAATTCTGCGACGGTTTTCTCGAGGTGATTATGATCGCGAGCTTTTAGCTTATGACAAGCGTGTGCGTGGCAATGAGACCGTTGAGGGCAAAGTGCTTACGCAGATGTACCGCAACAATGAATTCCCATTGATTACTAAAGCAAGTGGCCAGCTATTCAACGCCAACAGCCCAGCGTCAATGGGTGCGCTGCTTGATATGTTCCGAGCTATCAAGGCAGGAGATTCACCCAAGACACCTAACTTTACGGGTAACCTGATCGGGCTGACTAACGAGGCAACGATTGATGTTTGGGCTGCACGCATGTTGCGTCGCCTGGCTGACTTGCCACGCATTGCACCACCTGCTGAAAAGGGCGTCGCTGGCTTACACAAGGTTGGCTCGACGCTTTATCAGCCCAATATCAGCGGAGAGTTTGGATTTGGCCAGGATGTGTTCCGTAAAGCTGCGCAAGAGCTTAATAACGCAGGATTGCTTAAAGCCTATGACCCAATTATCGGTGATGTTGGCCCTGATGACCTGCAGGCCATTGCCTGGTTCATTGAAAAAGAACTTTGGACTAAAAACAAATGGACGAGCAAGGCAGGTGAAGGAGGCTCGCTTGACTACGAAATGTCCTTTGCTGGAGCGCCCGATTCTGAAAAAGTCAAATCATTGCGCAGAGATATCAACAAATCATTCTCACCATCAAAGTATCCACAGCGTAAAGAGGAAAAGCCAGAGGATTATGCCAAGCGCCTCGAGAAAGAGCGTATCGCTTTTGAAACAGACAAGGCCAACAAGGCCGAGCAACTTAAAAACCTTAAAGCTGATGTTGATCGCTATCGCTTAGGCGTATCAGGCGAGCGCCCCAACAAGCCAATGTCGGACTATGGCCAGGCTGAGTTGGCATCTGAGTTTGATGATGTTGTGCGTGATGACCCTGGTGTCATTACTTACAACCTGACATCAACGCTTGGCTCATTCATGGGTGATACCGAGCGTGCGCTCAATGCTGAGTTCATCACAAGGTCCGACTTTAACCCATTACCACTCGAGCGACGCCTTGTAGAGCAGGGTAAGTATTACGATCAAGATGCTGTGTTCATGTCAAAGGCCGTGCCAATTGATGCTCCAAACGCTAGGCCTGGCGTCGAAATTTACTTTAAGCAAAAGCTGTCGCCTGCAGACATGGCGCTCGTCACACAAAAGCTGCGTAGCTATGGCGTTGATGGGTTCACTTACATCAGTGATATGCGAATGGAAAACAGGCCCAACTTGCGCGTCACTACGCAGGCGATGCAAAACAAAACCTTCAGGCCCTTTGCGGAAGACTTGCGGCCAGAGCCAGGATCAAGTGGCATTACCTTCCAGTACATACCTGAATTTGACGATGAATTCGATGCGGCAAATGCTGCAGCTATCATGCAACAGCGTCGAGAAATTTACATGCAAATCATTGAAGACATGGCCAATAGTGGTAATGTTTCAGATGCAAGATTGACGCATTTTGATACGAAGGTATTTTTTAGGGGCGATTACGATGACTACCTTGCAAGAGCAACTGGAGATAGCTATCAAGCGCCACGGAGAGAACAGCAAAGTGGCTCAATTTCTGAGGAATCAAATACTCGGGGAAAGAACCAACAAAAGCTTCAAAGAGCTGTATCTGACAGGGTCCGTGAAGAAGCTTCCAGCCAAGCAGTAAAAAAACCTGGCGGCAAAAAACCACTTGCCAAAGCTGCAGGTGGCCGAGTGCATGTGTCCAACAACCTGGACGCCATGCTGCTCGAACTCATGAGGAATAAACGCTATGCCTGAGATGCCCATTGAGCAGGACTATGGCCGCTTCATTAGCGGTATGGCCGATGATGAGGTGCCCGTTTCTGATCTGTCAGCCGAGTTGCCCGATGAAGATGCAGAAATTGAAGAGCTTCCTGATGGCTCTGCTGTTGTCCGCATGGAAGACACCAAGGGACCACTTGAAGACCCAGACTTTTATGAAAACCTAGCTGAGGTCATCGATCCCTTTACGCTTGACAGCATGGCTGTTAAGTATCTTGACCTGCTAGAGAAGGATAAGCAGGCTCGAGAAGACCGCGACAAGCAATACGAAGAGGGATTAAAGCGCACTGGTATGGGCAAAGACGCCCCTGGTGGCGCTACATTCTTTGGTGCCAGCAAAGTAGTGCACCCTGTCATGGCAGAAGCCTGTGTGGATTTTGCAAGCCGTGCCATTAAAGAGCTTTTCCCGCCTGATGGCCCAGTCAAAACCAAGATCCTTGGCGAGAATGACGAGGAAAAAGTCAAACGTGCTGAGCGTAAGCGCGACTGGATGAACTGGCAGCTTACTGAGCAGATCGAAGAGTTCCGCGATGAGCAAGAGCAAATGCTCACGCAACTGCCTTTGGGCGGCTCTCAGTACCTCAAGATGTACTGGGATGACAAAAAACTGCGTCCTGTGGCTGAATTTCTGCCCATTGATAAGGTTTTGATCCCGTTTGCCGCAACGAATTTCTACACCGCACAACGTGCAGCAGAGATTCATGACATTACCGGCTGGGAATTTGAGCAACGCATCGCTGCAGGCCTGTATCGAGACATCAGCCTGACTCGCGTTTCCATGGAGCCGGAGCCAACACGGCCAGAAAAGGCCAACAACAAGATCGAAGGCCGCAAGGCAGACGAGAATATTGACGGCATGCGCCGTGTTTTCCACATTTACACCTGGCTTGAGCTTGAAGATGACAGCTATGCCAAAGGTGAGATGGCGCCCTACATCCTGATGGTTGATGAAATCGACCGTGAAGTGGTCGGTTTGTACCGAAACTGGGAAGAGGGCGATGAAACGATGACCAAATTGGACTGGGTCGTCGAATTTAAGTTCATTCCATGGCGTGGTGCTTACGCCATCGGGATGCCGCACCTTATCGGAGGCCTGGCAGCAGCCCTTACAGGCTCCTTACGGGCGCTTTTAGACTCTGCGCACATCAATAATGCGCCGGCAACGCTCAAACTGAAGGGCGCAAAGATCTCTGGCCAGTCTGTACAGGCTGATGTAACTCAAGTTGTTGAGATTGAAGGTGCGCCAGGCGTTGATGACATCCGCAAGATTGCGATGCCGATGCCGTTTAACCCACCCAGCCCTGTGTTATTTGAGCTTTTAGGCTTTTTAGACAAGGCTGCCAAGGGTGTTGTGACGACGGCAGAAGAAAAGATCGCTGACATCAATTCCCAGGCCCCTGTAGGCACCACACAAGCACTGATTGAGCAGGGTGCCGCTGTCTTTTCTGCTATCCACGCTCGTTTACACGCCTCACAAGGCCGTGTATTGAAGATTTTGCAGCGCCTTAACCGCTGGTACATGCAAGACATGCGCCGCGGTGAGCAAGTAGTCGATCTTGAGGTCCAGCCAGGCGACTTTTCACGCATGGGAGACGTTGTGCCGGTGTCTGACCCGCACATCTTCTCTGAAACGCAGCGCATGGCGCAGATTCAAGCGGTTTTGGCACGATCAGACAAGGCACCAGACCTTTATGACCGTCGCGCCGTTGAAGAGCGCCTCTTAAAGCAGCTAAAGATCCCTGGCATCAATGAATTGCTCAAAGGCACACCGGCTCCTGAAGAAAGAACGGCTGCTGATGAGAACGTAGCCATGGCATTAGGTCAGAATGCCTACGCTTATCCGCACCAAGACCAGTTAGCACACCTGCAAGCGCACCTAGACTTCGCACTAGACCCTGCCTTTGGCCAAAACCCCATCATGGCATCGTTCTATCTGCCTCGAGTCCTTGAGCACATCAAGCAGCACATGGTCCTTTGGTATCTTGGCCGCATGAATGGCTACCTAAGCAAGGCCCGTGGCGAACCCATGGCCGAGAGCGACTATGAGAACAAGCAACTGACTGCAGAGATTGACAAGACCTTTGCCATTGCATCACGCCATGTCATGCAAGACAGCCAGGCCGCATTCAATCAAGTCGTGCCAAAGCTTCAGCAATTGATGCAGGCCATGCAGCAGCTTACGCCACAGCCTCAGTTACCGCCTGAAGCGCAAGTGCTCAAGGAAACCAGCCTGGCAGAGACTCAGCGCCGCGCTCAACGTGACCAGGCTGAGATGCAACTTAAAGGTGCCGACATGCAGCAACGTGGCCAGATTGACATGGCCCGTTTGCAGGGCGACCAACAACGCGCAGCCCAGCGTGATCAGTTGGATGTGGCGCTTAATGCCACAAACAACCTCACGAAGGAGCGCATAGCAACTGCACAACTCACCCAGAAGGATGAGCAATTGCAGGCAGAGCAGTATGAGACTGCTATCCGGCTTCAAAACGAAGCCCAACGAAACCTAGGAGCTAATCGTGGCCCAACCATCCAGTAACAACCTGAAAGACCAAGAAGCCGTGCCCTATCACAAGCGTATTGCCATGGGCGCAAACCTTGACGGTACAAGCCTGCAGTCTAAAGGCCAAACCCAACAACCCAAGACCAAAGGAGGCGCACTGCCAACCAAGAAAAAATGAACCCTATAGCGGACTTAATCCGTGACATCAAGATGCGCCAAGCTGAAATAAGCGGTTCTCTTGCAGCAGGCAATGCTGCGACATGGGAGGCGTATCAACGCACGGTCGGAATCAATCTGGGGCTGACTGAAGCACTCCGGATGATTGAATCAATTTTGAAGGATGAAGATGAAGATGAATGAACCAGTAGCTTCTAACGAAGCTGAGATGGCTTGGGCATTTCCGAGCGTAGATCCTGGTGCGAAACCTCTTGGTGGTCGTGTGATGGTACAGATCCGTCGCTCCAAGAAGAAAACCACTAAGGCGGGTATTTTGTTGGTTGAAGAAACCAAAGAGACAGAAAAGTGGAACACGCAGGTGGCCAAGGTTATCGAGGTTGGACCTCTTGCGTTTTGTCACCGTGACACGATGCAGCAGTGGCCTGAAGGCTCTTGGTGCAAGGTCGGTGACTTTATCCGCGTACCCAAATGGGGTGGCGATCGCTGGGAAGTAAGGGTGCCTGGCGAAGATCAAAACGAAGATCCGGCGCTCTTTATGATCGTTAATGATCATGAGGTTATCGCCAAGATCACGGGCAACCCCCTTGAGACGCGAGCCTTCCTATGAGCAACGAACATGAAGAAAATATTCCGATCAAGGAGGAAGCGGATGGCTCGGTCACCGTTGAACTTCCTGATTCGGTTCAAGTTGCGGCGGACGATGACCAAAGCGACAAGACTGAAAGCAGCGATGTTCCTGGCGATGATGATCCCCCTAACGCTGACGAACTCGATTCCTTACGGGCTGCCCGGCGCGAGCGTAGGCGTGCGAAGAAGGACTTAGTCCGCAAGACACAGGCCGAGAAGGATGAGCGCCTGCAATTGCTGCAGCGCCAAAACCAAGAGTTGATGGAGCGCTTAGCAGTCGTTGAGCAACGCACTCACGCCAACGATCTCGCACAAATCGACAAGGCCATGCAAGATGGCGAACTTCGTGTGCGATATGCCAAGATGAAGTTGGCTGAGGCTGTGCAAGCACAAGATGGCGAAGCCGCTGCCCAAGCCAATGAAATGCTGCTTGATGAGCGCCAAAAACTTGAAGCTCTTAAGAACTTCAAGCAAAAGGCAGTTCAGCCACAGCAAAAGGCAAACATCCCCGATGCAAGCGTTCAAAAGCAAATCGCTAACTGGATGCAACGCAACCCATGGTTCGACCCTGAGCGCAAAGATATGGATAGCAAGATTGCTAAACAGATTGATGAGCAGCTTAATGCTGAGGGTTGGAATCCCGCAACTCGAGAGTATTGGGACGAGATGGACAACCGCTTGCGGAAATACATCCCGCATCAGTACAATGACGACTATGAGGATGATTCTCCTCGACGTAGACCCAGGAGTGCTGTGACAAGTTCTGGCCGTGAGAATGCAGCGTCAGCAGGTGGACGCCAAACCTTCATGCTAACCCCTGATCAGGTTAAAGCCATGAAGGATGCCGGCTTTTGGGACGACCCCAAAAAACGGATGAGCATGATCAAGCGTTACGCTGAACAGAAATCACAGAACCCAAGGAGCTAGTCATGGAATCACGCCTTAAAAAATCTCTTACTGCTGGTGGCCGTCATACTCGCGCAAGCGAAGATCACTCGCGCTTGCCAGCAGAAGAATCGTTCGCTAGTACACAGGACATTGACCAAATGTGGAGTGACGAGTGGACACAAACCGCGCTGCCAAAAGTCCCAGATATACCTGGATGGCATTTGTGCTGGCTTTCCACCACCAATAGCTACGACACCATTGATAAACGGATTCGCCTTGGGTACGTTCCTGTGCTTGCAGATGAGTTACCTGGGTACGATAATTACCGTGTAAAAGCTGGCGAGCATGTGGGCCACATCTCCTGCAATGAGATGTTGCTGTTCAAGATCCCCATGGATCTCTACCAGAAGGTCATGACGCACTTCCATTACCAAAAGCCAATGGAAGCAACCCAAGCGATCATGGAGCGTATGGAAGAGCTACAGCAGGGTGTTGACAGTTCAGGACATCGACTCCTGAAGACGGAAGGCGAAGGCTTTAGCAGTGTTGGAAAACAATCCATTAACCGACCCCCGACTTTCGAGGGTTAACCTGGAGTTACCAAATGTCTGCAACATCCGCACCATTTGGCTTGCGCCCTGCGTATCACCCCAGCGGTCTTGACCGTGCGCAGGGGCTTGCCAATATCATTGAGTCTGGGTATGCCCAAGACTTACTTAAAGGCCAGGCTGTCAAACTTGATACCGCAAATACTGGGTATATCGTTCGCGCAGCAGGTACCGATGCAATCTACGGCGTCTTTGATGGCGTAGAGTGGACC